GTCCTAGCCGATCCTGGATACGAAGACCGCTTGCGTGGCTTAGGGACCGAGGCGCAGGTGCGCGGCTGGCTCTTGGGCGACTGGAACATCGTCGAGGGGGCGTTCTTCGATTGCTGGTCGCCGAAAGTGATCTTGCGCCCGACCGAGCTGCCGAAAGAATGGTCGAGGCTACGTTCGGCGGACTGGGGCTGGTCGTCACCGTTCTCAATCGGCTGGTGGGCTATTGCGCAGGACGATTGGGAGCATCCCGAGGGTCAGATCGTGCCCCGAGGATCGCTGGTCCGGTATCGGGAGTGGTACGGGACCAAGGACGCCTCACAGGGCGGCCTTAAGGGCATCAAGGCGACGGCCGAGGAGGTTGGCCGCGGCATCGTCCGACGCGAGATGGGGGATCCGAAGCTCGCCTATGGTGTGCTCGACCCGCGATGCTTCGGCAAGGACGGCTCGGGCCCCTCGATCGCGGAACGCATCAATGATGAGCTCATCCGGGCTCACCTCACTGCGTTTCACGAGGCCGACAACAATCGTGTGCCGAAGCTCGACAGCAGAGAGAAGCGCGGCCCGATGGGCGGCTGGAACCAGATGTACCAGCGCATCAAGGGCCGCGGCCGGCGCCCGCTGATATACTGCTTCGACACGTGCGTCGCCTCGATCAGGACCATCCCGGTCCTGCAGCACGACCCGGTCAAGAGTGAAGACGTCGACACCAACAGTGAAGACCACGCGGCCGACGAGTGGCGCTACGCCTGCATGTCGAGGCCGTACCTGAAGCACGTCGAAGAGAAGAAGGAAAACGAGCTCGATCGCGCCTACATCGATGCTCAGGAGGAGTTTATCAATGACAGCATCCTCACCCTTTGAAAGGGCCATCGAGGACATCCAGTGGCTCGCCGAGCGCCTCAACGGGATCCTGGGGCTCAAGCCCGAGCTCGAGCGCCTGGGTTCGCTCGAGAAGGTCCGCGCCGAGCTCGAGGGCTCTGTCTTGCAGCTACGCAAGAGCGAGAAGCAGATCGTCGCCAACCAGGCCGCCCAGGTCGTGACGGAGACCAAGGCGCAGGCCGACGAGACGCTCGCGTTGGCCGAGGCTCAGGCCAAGGATCTCGTCGCGGCTGCCCACACGCGTGCCGAGGACCATTTCAGGCTGGTGAAGGCTGACGCGGACGACTACGCGGCGAAGATGTACTCCGAGGCAGCCGTATCGGCCGCGCGCGTTCAGGGGCTCGAGAGAATACGCGGCGACCTCGAGAAGGAGCTCGACGAGCTCACAGCGAAGCGCGACGAGCTCAAGGAGCACGTACGCGGCGCGCTCAAGCAAGGGCTGGCCGCCCTAGACTGATGGCCACGCTCTACATTGCCGAGTTCATTCTCGAGACGATCAATGGCGTGCCATACGCCAAGCAGCCACCCGTGGGCGAGCAGACCGTCGCGATCGCCGCCGGCGCCGCCTCCTCGGCCCCGTTCAGCCACGCCACCAAGCTCGTGCGGCTGCACTGCGATGTGGCGTGCTCGATCCGGTTCGGCGGTGGCGCCGCCTCCTCGGCCAACACGAGGATGGCGGCCAACCAGACCGAATACTTTGCGGCGCCTGTCCCCGGCGACAGTGTCTCGGTCATAGCGAGCGCATGAAATGGCCGCCTTCATCGTCGCCACCATTACCGCTCGCTGATCACGGAGCCTCGCCTCCATGCCCATTCCTGGCCTCGCCAACTCTCGACCCGCCGGCCGGGCCTTCGTGACGGGGCCGGGAGGCGTCGGCAACGAAAGGTACCTCTCGAACGAGGGGACGCTCGGCAACTGGTCGACCAACAGCCCGGACGAGTTCGACTGGTCGGGCGACGAGGACGGGTATTTCCCGGTCTCGAGGCTTCGCCAGCAGTACGTCGACTACCTGGCCGCCAAGGTGCAGGAGTACGAGGAGGCGAAACAGTCTCGGCACTACTACCACGGGTCGCAGTACACGCCGGAGGAGGTCCGCACGCTCCGGGCTCGCCGGCAGCCGATCGTCACCTTCAACCGCACGAACCGCAAGATCGACCAGATCGTGGGCCTCGTGCAGCGCATTCGCCAGGAGCCAAAGGGCTACCCGCGGCACCCGAAGGACGGCCCCGGCGCCCAGGTGGCGACGAACTGTATCCGCAATGTGCTCGAGGCGAACGATTGGAAATTCCTCGACGCCTTCGTTGCCGGCCAGGGGGCGACCGAGGGCATCGGCGGCATCGAGCTCAAGCTGATCCCGGGGGACCACGGCGACCCGGACATCGGCATGGATTTCGTGTTCGGCGATGATTTCTTCTACGACCCGCGCTCCTACAAGCCGGATTTCTCTGATGCGCGCTACATGGGCATCGCGAAATGGCTCGACGTCGAGGCGGCGATCGAGCTCTTCCCCGACAAGGAGGAGCAGATCCGGTCGCTGATGGTCGAGACCGGCTTCGATCTCACCACCCATGCCGATCGTGAATACAAGTGGATCTACGTCAACGAGAAGCGGCTGCGGCTCGTCGAGCATTGGTACCGGCACCGTAACCAGTGGTACTGGTCGTTCTACTGCTCGATGATCATGCTCGACCAGGGCATCTCGCCTTTCGTCGATGAGCGCGGCCGCGCGATGAACCGTTTCATCATGTTCAGCGCCGCGGTCGACCACGACGGCGATCGCTACGGTTTCACCCGCCAGTTCAAGGGCCCGCAGGACGAAATCAATCAGCGCCGATCGAAAGCGCTGTTCATCTCCAATACCACCCGAGCCACGGCCCAGAAGGGTGCCGTCGATGACGTCGAGACCGCACGGCGCGAGATGGCGCGCCCCGACGGCTGGGTCGAATACAATCGGGGCTTCGACAAGCCGGAGGAGAAGCAGAAGCAGGAGGATCTGGCGGCGCACCTGTCGCTGATGCAGGACGCGCGGTCGGAAATCGACAGCTTCGCCAACATCCGGCCCGACGCGCTTCCTGGCCAGCAGGGCGACGACACCACGGACCACTCTGGCATCGCGATCAACATGCTGCAGAAGGCCGGGATCGCTGAGCTTGGCTCGTTCCTGCGCAATTACCGCTCCTGGAAGATCCGCCTCTACCGAGCCACCTGGAACGCAATTCAGCGCACGTGGCAGAAGGAGCGCTGGATCCGGGTGAGCGGCAATCCCCAAATGTTCGGAGGCACCGGTGTACCGATCGGCGGCGGCGGCACGCCAGGGCAGCCCCAGGACTTTCTGATGCCAGTCAATCAGATGAGGGTGGGCCCGAACGGGGTGCCGCAGATCGTCAATGCCGTCGGCTCCCTCGACGTCAACATCATCCTCGATGACGGGCCCGACAACGCCAACATCATGCAGGACGCCTACGAGGTGCTCAAGGGCGACCCGAGCGTGCCGTGGCAGATTAAGCTGATGTTCATGCCGTTGCCTGAAGAAATGCGATCGCAGGTCAATCAGGCGATGTCGCAGCAGCAGCAGCCCGACCCGAAGGTCCAGGCCGAGCAGCTCAAGCTGCAGGGGCTACAGCGGAAGACGCAGGCCGAGGTCCAAAAAGCTCAGATGAGCCAGCAGGAAGGTATGGTCGCCGCTCAGAAGGAGCGCGAGAGCGACCAGCGGGCACAGCAGCTCGAGATGCTCCGCTCCGGCGTCGAGCGGACGCGCGTGCAGAACGAAATGGTGCAGTCGCGTCAGGAGCACGTGCTCAAGATGCGCGAGCTCGAGGCGCAGCACCAGGCGAAGATGAACGAGCTGCAGCAACAGGCCCAGCTCAAGAGGGAAGAGCATGCCGCCAAGCGGCGGGAGATGGCGCAACAGAAGGCCAAGCCGGCCGCAGCAAAGAGCAGGAGATGATCGATGGCTTCGTATTGCACTGACGCATTCAACTTTCACAAGGCGCTCGACGGCGGCTCCGCTGCCGATCTCGTGCCGGTTGGCGCGACCCAGGCGGCCGCGGCCCCGATCGGCAACGTCGAGGTGGTTCAGATCCGCCAGGGCGTCTCGAACGGCGGGCTGATCCTGCCGAGCGTCCTCGGCCTCGATGCCTCCGGGATCGTCTACATCACCAACGACGGCCCCAACAGCATCAACATCTACCCGGCTGTCGGCGAGGTGATCAACGCCCTGGCCGCCAACGCGGCGATCGCGCTCGTCTCTGGCGCCGTCGCGGTCTGTGTCCGCATCCCGAGGCATCTGAGCACGACCCACGGCCGCACCGCGGTAGCGACCGCCGGCTGGTCGGTCGGCATCTGCCCGGCCGTCACCTGAACCCCGGTGATGCTCGAGCGGGTCGGCCTGGAGGGCCTGTACAAGGTCCGCTGTATCCGGCCCGACGGCGGGCTCCGCTGGCAGGACGAGGCGCCTAACGTCGTCGTCAAGGTCGGCAAGAACCTGCTCTTCGATGCCGGCCTCGAGGGCAACTTTTACAAGGTCACAGGGCCCTACATGGGGCTCGTGAGCACCGTCGACTACACCCAGATCTCGGCCGACGACACGATGTCGGACCACCCCGGATGGGCCGAGGCGGGGCTGGGGCACCCCCCGATCTACACCGGGCCGCGGCCGACCGTGGCGTGGCAGCCGGCGGTCGGCGGCCACAAGGACGCGGTCGACGTCGAGTTCAAGATGCTGAGTAACGGGCCGGTGCGTGGCGCCTTTCTGGTGTACGGCGACGCCGCGCTTCCTGGGATCGACACCACGGTCGGCGTGCTGTTCTCCGTCGGCCCATTCCTGAACGGCGATCAGTTCGTGCAGATCTCCGATCGCTTGCTGATCAGCTACTCATTGTTCGGATAGGAGCACCGATGCCCTACTACTACGATTTTACCCGGGCGCTCACGACCAACGGCTCGGCCAACACCGAGAGCTCGCATTTCCGCATGGCGACAGTCGCCAACCAGGAGAGCTGCGGCATCTCTGGCATGTACGCCGCGGGCCGCCTCGCGACCGCCGGTGGCGCCCAGATCCGCCTCAAGGACAACACTGGCACCGCAGCGAGCGGCGGGACCGCGCAGACCCCAGTCCCACGCAACCGGCGCGGCAGCGTCGCGGCGCAGACCACGGTCTTCAACGACGCGACTGCAATCACGGCCGGCAGCGCGCTGACCACGCGTATGAGCGTCGGTTTCGCCCAGACGGGCGGCATGGGTGGCTGGGTCGCGCTCGAGCCGGCGGCGAAGATCCAGATGATGCCCAACGCAACGAACCCGGTCGACTGCGAGATCACCTCGCTCGCCTCGGCCGCCTCGGTCACCATGGACGCCTCCGTCGAGTTCTCGGAAGGCATGTAATGGGCGAGATCTCGAGCGAGCGCCGGCGGTGGGATCCGCAGCTCGAGGGAGGGCTGCCGGACTGCCGCCTCACGGGGCACCGGCGTCGCGCCACGACGATCGCCGGCGTGCCCACCATGGTCGGCAGGGTGACCATGGAGCGGGTCTACTGCGCCAACTGCGGGGCTCCAGGAGGTGCCGTGACGCAGGAGTGGGCCGCGCACATCTTCTATGTCTGCGATGACTGCGCCGGTCGGCTCGGGCCGATCCCGCTGCCCCTGATCGATGAGCGGCTGCTCGGCGTGGAGCGCTGAAGGATGGGGCTCATCTTTGCCGACAGCTTTGATTTTTATGCCCAGGCGGGCGATATGCTTGCGGGGGTCTGGGATGGAATGACCGCAACATTAAGCAGCGTCGCTACACGCTTCGGCGTCGGGCTTGGTATGAGGGTTAACAACGGCGGCACCGCCACCAAAATTCTCCCAGGCAACTACACCACGATTTTCGTGGGATTTGCGTTCCGCCCAACCTTCACTATCAGTCCTGGAAACACCACCCAGGCTACCGGCTTCACTCTGGGCGATGGCGCCTCGGTACAGCTCGGTATCTTCGCTCGCCTTGGAGGCGACATCGTCGTCACCAGCGGTAGTTTCGGCAGCTCCGTCCTGGCAACCTGGCCAATCGGTCTCCTGACCAATCAATGGTATTATTTGCAATTCAAGATCACGATCAACAACACGACGGGGTCGGTCGAGGCCCGACTGAACGGGAACAGCGTCAATGATTTCACGGCGACCAACATCAACACTCGGAATGGAACCGCGAACAGCTTTGTGAACCGATACGTCGCAACCTCGCCGTTCGGCACAAATAACGGCGACGTCGACGACCTGGCTTTGTGGGACACCACTGGTGTCGGCCCGCTCGTCGACTGGACCGACGACATGCGGGCCATCCAGATCATGCCGCGGGCGGATACGGCGCAGAAGCAGTTCACGTTGGGCGGTCTAGCGACCCCGATTACGGTTGCTCCGAACAACTTTATTAGTTCGGGCAACCTTGCGGCAAATACCATAATTTATTCCAAATTCACGGTAACTCAGCAGCAGGGTGGAACTGTATCCACGCTGACTGTAGCGATCAATGCCTCGTTCGCTGGTAGCCTGAAGGGGGCTATCTATTCTGATAACGCGGGCACTCCGGGTACGTTGCTGGGTAGTACAGCGACCGTAACAAATCCAGGAGTTAACGGACTTTTAACTTTCGGCAGTCCGGTGGCCCTGCCTCGAGGGACCTACTGGCTCGCGATTGTGGCCGATGCCATCATAAATCTGAGCACCACCACCGCTATTGCTCAGTACAGTCAGGCGCTGGCGTTCGCGAGTGCCTTTCCTGGTACAGCAGGAGGTGCGTCTTCTGCCACTAACTGGAAAATGAATGCCTCGGTCGCGTTGTATAATGCGTCCGGCGTCAGCGAGCTCCTTGAAGACGGCGACACCACCTACGTCCAGGACGCCACCATCGGCGATTTCGATCTGTATACCTGCGACCAGCTCGCCACGACGCCGGCGGCCATCTACGCGGTTGGGGTGAAGGAGTTCATCAAGAAGACGGACGCCAATTTCCGCGCCGGCGGGCTGGTGGTCAAGTCGGGGGCGTTTCAGGAAATCCTACCCAACTCGAGCGGCCTGAACCTAAACACGACCAACCAGTGGATCTGGAAATACTACGAGCAGGACCCAAACACCGGCCTGCAGTGGCAACCGGGTGCGGTGAACTCGCTGCAGGCTGGGCCCAAGACCACGGGTTAACGCGATGGCTCATGCCCGCTGGTGGGACGGTGACGGCTCGCATTTTGTCGGCACGTACCGGCCGACGATCTATCGCCAAAACCGGTACAGGTTTCGGAGCGAGAGGTCCGAACTCTCGTTCACCAGGGCGACGCAGGTCGGCTTCGACCCGTTTGTTGCGCTTACAGCGTCGGCCCGCGCGACCCAGCTCGGGTTCGAGAACTACTACACGCCGCTCGACGTCGACACGGCCGCCCGACCGACCCAGCTCGGCTTCGAGCTCTGGAAGACCACCACCGACGTCCCCACCAAGACGCAGGCCACCCAGGTCGGCTACGAGGTCTGGCGCACCACCCGCGACGCGCCGGTCAACGAGCACACGCTCGTTCCGTATTTCGTCGCCAGGATCTTCGCGCAGATCTCGAAAAACCACCAAGGCGCCCGCTACTGGGGCATCTTTGGGTTCAACTCGAGCCTGGATCTCAACGGCCCGCCTCCCGTCGATCGGGTG